GGCTGGTACTCGTTAGCCTGCTCGACCGCGCGAGCCGCGGGCTGGATGACCTGCTGCGCCGCTCCCAACGCGCCCTGGGCCGCACTGCCGAGATCCGATGCCACCTGGCCCACCGCACCGCCAACCGCGCCTGCGGCCCCGCCCAGCACGTCCTGGGCAGTCTGGATGGGCGTCGGACCCTGAGCGATCTCGTTGCCCTGCGCGTCCTGCATCGCACCGTGGACGTACAGCGGCTGCTTGACGGGCTGCGCGGGCGGCGGACCGAGCGGCGCGTTCTGTGTTCCGCCTCCGCCGCCAAGAGCAACGGACTCATTGCTGGTCGTTGTCGAACCTTTAGCTGGCACGTTCGGGTTGTTGGAAAACAGCGCGCCCTGCGCGGTGCCCATCAGGTTTTCCATCTGCGCCGGCGTCATCCACTCGCTGCCGCCCTTCAGGTCCAGACCCGAGCGTCCAACGTGAAACGCGCCCGACTCGGCGTTGTAGCCGTCCGCGTAGTAGTAGTGACCCGGTGTTGAGATGGTGACCGGATTACCCGTCGCCGCTTCCTTGGCGAAGGCCGACCAGTCGCGGCCGACGGTCCTGGTGTCGATGCCCAGGTTGGTCATCAACTTCTGCTCGCTCTGCAGCCCAGCCATGCCGCCCTGCTCCGTCCAGCCCACCTGCTTCGCCAGGTCGGTCGCCTCGCGCAGCGTGGGGTTACGCCCGAACCGCTCAGCAAACCTGACCGCTGCCGCGGGACCGCACGCGGCGTACGCCTCCGAGCTCGTGAGCTGGCTATCCCCGAACTGCGAGATGTCGCGAACGGCCTGCTTGCCCAGCTCGACGGCCTGACCAGCAACCTGCTTGCCGGTCGTGACCACGTTGCTGATGGCCGTACCGGCGGCATCCGCGGCACGCTGGGCGTTGCCCATGATCGTCTTGACGTAGCTCTGCGTCTCCGCATACGGCGGAATACCACCGTACTGTGCGACCGCGCCGGACCCAGCGTTGTAACTGGCCAGCGTCTTGCCCCAGTCGCCGCCGTACTGCTGCAGTCGCTTGGCGTCCTCTGCCGCGGCGGCGTCCAGCGCGGCGTACGGATCGGTCGGATCGACGCCCACGCTCTTGGCCGTCTCGGGCATGAACTGCGCGATGCCGATCGCACCAGCGGGCGACCTGGCCGTGGGATTGAAGCCAGACTCTTGTTGAATCTGCGCCGTGAAGACGTTGGGGTCGATACCCGCGCGTTGCGCCGCGGCCTTGGCGTAGTCCTGGTAGGACATTGACCGATCCGCAGGCGCCGCGGACGGCGTAGGTGCTGCCACCGGCGGTCCACCGAGCGCGGGGGCTGAGATGGCCTGGTCAGACAGACCACCGAGCGCAGGCGTGGGTTCTGGCGCCTTCGGCACCGCCAGGGACTGCAGCCCGCTCTGCACTGGCTGCGTGATCGAATCGACGTGATCGAGCAAGCTCTGGCGCACCTGGTCGGCATTGCCGCCGAGGGTGCTGAGCGCGCCGCCCGCGGCCTGAGCTCCGCCGCCGAGCACCTGCACCGCGGGTTGCGCAGCCTGCTGCGCGGCCTGGGTGATGTTGTCGACGTGCTGCAGCAGCGCTTGCTGCACCTGACCAGCGTCAGGCGCCTGGATCTGGGCTGGCATCTGCGCCAGCCCGGCCGCGGCCTGCACCGGCTGAATGACCTGTTGTGCCTGCTGGCCGACTTGCTGAGCCTGCTTGAGCAGGTCGTTCACGTGCTGGTGGAGCTGGTCCTCGATCGAGGCGTGCAGATCGTCGAGAAGGATCGTGCCCGGCATCTACAGACCAGTTGGCGGCAGCGGTTGCCCGCTAGGCCCGAGAATGACGGGCGCCGGTGCGGGAGGAGGAGCCAGAGCGATCCCACCAGCAGGCCCCGGCGGCGGAGCGGGTAACGCTGCTGGAATGCCTGGCGCTGGTAGTGATCCTGGCGCTGCCAGTGGCCCTGGCGGTGGTGCTTGTGCTGCTTGCGCGTTGCGCAGGATGTTGTTGACGTCGGCGCCTTGTTGTTGGGGTGGTGGCATGCCTGGCGCCGTGCTCGGTGGCTGCACGCCGATGCGCTTGGCGACGTCCAGGAACTGCTGCGGGTCGCGCTTGGCCTCGGCCTGCAGCCAGGCTCGGTCATTGCTCTGATACTTCGAGCGGTACAGGTCGTCGAGTTGCTGGTTGCTGACCTGCGCCATGTCGGGATGGTTCTTGTTGTCGCCAAAGATGCCCTGCGCGATCGCAGGTGCGTCACGGCTGATCTCGCTGGTGATCTCGCCTTGCAGCCTGACGATCTCGTTGGTCTTGGTGCCGGGCGTGGTGTAGGCCATCAGCACCACCTGCGCCAGAGGTGGCGCGTGAAGTGTGGACAGCCGGCCCAGCCCAGGCCGTTCCACAACAGCCAACGCCGCCAGCTATACCGCCGCCCGGTACGCATCAACCCAGCTTCTTGAGGGTTTGCGCGAGTCGAGCTCGACGTCCGGTTACGCCTGGCTTGCTAGCGGCAGCCGCGAGCTTCTTGGCTGGAATCGGCTTGCCTGGCGTGGCGCCCAGTGTCTTACGCAGAGCGCCTGGCTTGCTGATGGCTTTACTTATCCACTTCTCAGCCATGTCTACCCTCCTGGTGGCGGACCGCCGCCTGGTGCCGCTTGCGCTCCTGCCATGACCTGACCGTAGGCTGGCGGACCCACACCTGCCCCGTTCGGCGCCGCGGCCAACGCACCCAGATCGGGCACGCCACCCATGCCTGGACCGCCGCCTTCGAAGACGCCGGGCTGAGGTTGCTGCCCAGGTGGGCCACCGGGAGGGAGCCCCGCCTGGGCCGGTCCGCCGAGCTGGCCGCCGAGCGCCATCTGTTCCGCCTCCTGCGCCTTCTGCAGCATGTCGCCGCGGCCGGCTTCCATGAACACTTCCGCGTCGAGCCATTTCTGATACGCAGGGCTGGCCCTGATCCTGTCTCGAGCGATGCTGCGTCGAATCTCATCAGGGTTGTCGCCCAGGTAGGTGACAGCCTCGTCCTTGCCGAATGTGCCGGCGGCCAGGCGCTCGTGGGCGTAACGGGCCTGGATCATCTCGTCGGTCGGCAGCTGGCTCTGGACCTCCCACTTGATGCGCATCGGACGCTCGAGGTCTTTGGGACCGAAACCGATGAACTCGGCCGCGGCCTTTCCCGAGCCGACGTCGACGCCGCCGCTGAACACGTACACCTTCTCGCCGGCTCGCTCGCGAATCAGCGTCCACAGTTTTTCTGTCTGACCCTTGAGCAGGCTCTCGAGGCCGTGTCGCACGGGCCCCACGCGGGTTCGCGAGTAGGACAAGACCTGGCTGATCGCGAAGCCGGCGCCTTCCATCCCACTCAGCGTGGTAACCCGGGGTGACTCCAGGTCGCGGATGGCGCCGTCGATCAGGCTCATGTGTTTTTCCAACGTGGCCGCGTCGGGGTACTGGATTCTTTGGAGCTGGCGACCGGGTGGCAGATTCAGGATCTCGCCCGGATGCACGGTCGGGTCGGTCTCTTTAGGCTTGCCCTCATCGCCGATGATCATCGCCGCGGGCGTTTCGCCGTACGTCACCAGCGGCGAAAGCAGGTCTCGAGCGACATATTGGGCGTGCATGGCGCGCAGGTACTGGCGGTACTGGACCAGCCACAGCTTGGTGCGGCCGATGCCCCAGCCGACCTTTCGATTGCGCCACCAGTTCATGGTCAGCCCTGGCGCGTAGTCGTAGGGAACGCCGAACGGATACTTGTGGCGGAATTGCTTGACGATGTAGCCCGTGGCGTCGCCCTTGTAGTTCTGGCCGCAGATGGCGTAGCTCACCCAGGTGTCGTCCCAGTGCTCGAGGAAAGTCACGTCGCTGAGCGAGTTGCGGCTGGCCTCGATCAGGTTCTGCGCCTGGCCGAGCTCCTCGGGCACGATGTTGCCCTGCGAGTCGTAGCCGAGCCGATAGCGCCTGAAAGCGGAGCGCATCGGCATCTCCGAGGCTTCGAGGACCTCGCACAGATAGCCGTTGCTCCATTGGGGATACACCTTGCGCGGATCGACGTAGGCCCACACGAACGGCGGGCCGGCGCGCTTCTTGGCCTCTTCGGTCAGCTTGTCGTAGTTCGAGTAGTCCTGGGTCGACCCGCCATTCTTGCTCGGGTCAGGGATGCCGTAGCGTTCCGACCACAGGTCGCTCTGCCACAGAATTTTGGCCCACCCGCCCCCGTCATTGAGCGTGGCGTCAGTGACCTGCGTCATGGTGTCCGAGCCAGGCTCGCGCGTGCCGCACTCCCACAGCGTCTCTTCGGTGAAGTGCTCGAGCTTGCTGGCCACGGTCTGCGCCGTGTCACCCTCGCCGCCGACGATGCTTAGTTTCGGTCGCTCGAGCGTCAGGATGGCCGTCTGCTGGAACGCCTCTTCGGTGATGTCCGGGTCGCGCGGGTCGACATGGACGAGCACGTAGTCTTTGTCCGCCTCCGACAGAGCCGGCCGGCGCATCTCGCGCTGCTCGCGCACCAGGTCGATGTCGTTGTCCTGCTGCAGGTACAGGTCGCCCAACTCTGATTGGAGCGAAGTCAGGTACTCGCTCGACGGCGCGCGCAGCTCCTTCTTGCCGCGGTCAACAGCCATCGGGGAGTCCAGTACAATTGAGAGCAACTTGCCCCCGCACCGCTTGCGACGGCCGGGGGCTCGGCATCGAAAGGATGAGTTCCGATGCGTTTCCACCGTACGCCTTTTCCCCCGTCAGCAATCCCGTGTCTCTGTCCGACGTGTGGCGTCGACTTTGCGATCTCGCCATCAGACCTGGCCGACCAGAACTTCTGCTCGCGGCCGTGTTACTGGCGATGGCACAGCGTCGACCGACCGTGCCCGTGGTGCGCCACGGTGGTGCACTCGACGATGAGCCGGGCGCAACGTGGACACGGCCACTTTTGCGACGTTAGCTGCTACCAGAATTGGCGAGCGAAACGCGCACACGAACGGTTGGCGGAGCGCTTCTGGGCGCACGTCATGTGCATCATCGACACGCATTGCTGGGAATGGCAACGGTCGCGCCTCCCCAATGGCTACGGCCAGCTCAGCGTTGTCGGTGCCGGCCGCCCACTGCGCGCTCCCCGCGTCGCCTGGGAATTCGAACACGGCCCCATCGCTAAGGGGTTGTTCGTCTGCCATCGTTGCGACAACCCGCCGTGTGTCAACCCGTCGCACCTGTTCCTGGGCAGCGCAAGGGAAAACACCCGGGACATGCTTACCAAAGGACGTGTCTGGAAAGGAAACACGAAGCTCACACCCGAGCAAGTGCTGGATGCACGCGCACGCTATCAATTCCGTGCCGTAACCACGGTCATGCTGGCCGCCGAGTACGGGAGCAGCAAGGAGGCAGTGCGACGAGCCATCAAAGGCGAACGCTACCGCGGCATCTGACTCGCTGGTCGGCGCCTTGAGCTCTTTCTTCGAGCGATCGACTGCCACGCTAGCGCCAGTGTAACGCCGTGAAACATCAATGTTTCACGGCAACGTCTGGGCTAGTCACCGCGGACGTGCAGGAACAGCGGCAGGCGTCTCGATAGCCGGCACTACCGGTTGTGGGATCAACAGCCGCGGCGATCGCGCTCTTGTTCGGTGACGATCTCGTGGCAGGACACGCACAGCGCCTGGAGGTCGGCTGGGTATTCGTCGCCGAGATGCACGTAGGACGAGTGGTGAACCTGCAACCGACGCTCCTTGCCGCACCTGGCGCACACGAACTTGGCGCGCTCGATGACCTCAGCCCGACGGCAGCGCCACTGCTGGCTGTTGAGATAGACGGCGTAGTAGTCTGCGCGCTGCTGCTGTGGCGAGCGGCGAAAATTGCGCGTGCGGTTGCCATCGAACGAGGCGTCGGGCCACAACGCCATCTGCGAAGCGGGGCTATTCCCAGGGGGCAACATCACTGCGCTCCTCAAACGGACCGACGAACTGCAAGAATCTCTGTACCCGACGAAACCGGTCGTAAAACGTGGTCGCCGACATCCGTTGGACAAAGTCTCGATGCTGCACAAAATAGACAGAACCCGGGCGTGTCGTCAGGCACAAGGTACGTACCCACGTCGGCGTCACTTTCCCCGGGCGATTACCCCAAGCCCGTTTGGCGTCCAGCACCAACCGTGTCATCAAGCCGTCGGTCACAACCCGAGGTCTTCCGAGAGTAGCCATCAGAACGAACTATGACCTTCGCTGGCCGACTCGCCAATCCGACAATTCCGTGCCTTTTTGTCGGGGGTCCAGGCCTCAGTCACCACGAACGCGCAGGAACAGCGGCAGGAAGGCGATGAACAACACGATGCCGATGACCATGCCGCACGCGAAGCTGAACAGGTCGACCGTGACACTCGACCACATTTAGCGTCTGCCCGCCGCGAACGCGTAGCTCGAGCGCGCCGGCACCGGGCTCTGCTCATGTTGGGCGCCGAGATACGCCAGGCCGAGCGCGATGACCGTGTCAGTCGACCCACGCCCAGGTCTTACCGTGCAGGCATTGCCAGATCGTGCGCTGATCCACGCCGAAGGCTGACGCCAGCAAATGAGTAGATGCACCGCCCCTGGTCGCTGCACGAATGACGCGTACCTTGTCGGCGTTGAGTTGGGTCGTCCACACCGCCGCGCCGGTCGCAGCACGTCGTCGTCGGACCATATCGGCTGAGTTGTCAGCCGGGGAACCCGCGTACAGATGAGTCGCGTCGAAGCATTTCCGGTTGTCGCAGCGGTGGCAGATAAACGGCTTGTCCTCGGGAATTGCCCCGTAAGCTTCGATGAACGCGAGGCGATGCGCTGCCCACCGCTTCGCCGCATGCTGGACGTACAGATACCCGCCGCCTTCCCAAAGTTGCCCAAGGTTGGGTGGGGCAACGAGACACCCCGATGTGGTGCGAACCGCCTGAGCCTTGATATCGGCCCACCGCGTCCGTGTAATGCGTGATGGCATTGGGAGTTAGCCCTCCTGATGTCAACCCCCGAGCTGTTCACTGCAGCTCGGGGGTACTCCACAATGCTAGCGCCCGCTTGTTGAGAATCCATACCGAGTTCGTGCCGTCGAGCTGTTTTCACGTTGAGCCCCTAAATAGGCAAGACCAAGACTGATAACGGTGTCGTCGTGCATGCCTGACGGTGCGCCGTACCGAATCATGCCTGACGGCAGCACCTGCGCCTCGTACGCCAGCAGCTCGCCGGTTTGCACCTGGTCGTCGAGCAACGTCACACTGCCCTGTTCGATCGCCAGCCCGAGAGCCTGCACCAGCGCAGCTTTCGACGCATTGGTGGCCTCCCAGGACCAGACTGGTAGAGCAGCGCGGGGCTTACCGAGCAATCGGGCATAGCCCGTCTGAAGTCGCTCGACAAGCGGTCGACCCATTGCATTCGCCTCAGCCACGACGAGCACTGGTCGATAGAGCTCACACCAGCGGTGAAGGCGCTCGGTCTGCAGCTCGTAGTCGATCTCTGAGAAACGATCCAGCGCAACCTGCTCCATGACCGTCGCGTCGATAACCGCGATCGCCGTGAAGTCATTCGTCCTCCCCCAGTCGACTCCAACCGTGTACTGATGCCCCTTCTCCGGATTCCGCGGGTGGAGCCTGGACACCGCGTCGACACCGCGGAACACGCCGCCACCCTCCAGCTGCAGGAACTCCGCGCGGTACTCCTGCGCCCAGGCCCGCTCCGGGAGCTCTTGCTGCGCCGAGACGAGCTCGTCGGTGGCGATGAACGGGTTGACGCTAGTTGGCATCTGCCAGGACGCCCACTCGGACTGGAGTGGGTCCTGGCCCTGCTGGTACAGCAACCAGAAATCGTTGAGTCCGCGCGGGGTGGACATGAACCACGCGCCGCCGGCCAGGTCGGTCAACGTCGGGCGTAACGCGAGCTGCCAGATCTCCAGCAGGTCGCGCACCATCGCCGCTTCGTCGATGACGATCCGGGCGTATTTTCGTCCGCGGGCGGGGTTGGGATCGTCGAGCGACCAGCACTCGAGCGTGCCGTTGGTGATGAGCTCGAGACGGTGGTCCTGCTCGCTTTTCATGCGCGTGATCGGCTCCAGAATCGCGCGCAAATCGCGCCAGAATTCGGCCAAAAGTTTGTAGGTTGGCGCGAAATATCCGGCGGGTTTTCCATGCAGAGCGGTGTCGGCGAGCAGGTGCAGCGCTAGCGTGGACTTGCCAGCCCGCCGTCCGAGCGCGACCACGTTCCAGCGTCTGGCCTCGTCGAGGATGAGTTGCTGGGCGGGATGCGGCCGTACGAGCTGGATGCGCGGCATCAGTGCGCCACGCCGTTGGTGGGCGGGCTCAGCGCAGCGGATGGGCGGTCGACGTACTCGATTTCGATGACGGTGCGGCCGTCAGTCTGGACCTTCTCGGTGGCCTTGTAGCCGGCGCGATCGAGGATGTCGCGGGCCGCGGCGAGGGCGAGCTGCGGGTTGTCGTTGTCGGCGATAGTGCGCTGGATGCGATCGAGCGACGGCGCCACGAGGGCTCGGATGCGTTCCTCGGCGGCCATTTTGACCTGCGGCGCACGGCCGCCGTGAACGACACAGACGCGACTGCCATTGATGGCATGCGCGCGGCAAGGCTCGCCATCAGTGCTGCGATGTGCGGCACACACAGTCATGGGTGCAGGAAGTCATGGGTGAGTGGCACGTGCTCGAGGTCGGACGCGTAGGCTTCGCTCAAGTCGTGCCACTCGAGCACGCTGAGCGCCAGGCGTGGCGTGGTTGCCAGCAACTCGCCCAGAGTAGCCAGTTGGCGCTGGGCACACGACACCGAGCAGTACACGTTCATGGTGCGATTGACGATGTCCTGGCCGCAAAAGACGCAGCCGTCGGGCAGGCGCTTGGGGCTGGGATGACCGCAGAACACACAGCTCGTGGTCACGCTTCGACCTGGACCCACTCGCGTTTGCCGTCGGCGCCAGTGCGCTGCTCGTAGCGTGGGCCGTCCTCGTCGAACTCGAAGCCCGATTGTCTTCGGCGCCTGGGGTTCGTGCCCACCGCTCTCGGGTTGGAGCCATCGGCTCGAGGGTTAGCCCCAGTCGCTCTTGGATTCGTGCCGTTCGTTCTTGGCGAAGCCCTTGAGCGGGGTTTCGGGGGCTGCGCCCCTGACTCGGCCCTGCCGCTTGCGGCGGGGTTTTGGGGTAACCCCGGGGACGTCACTTTAGTGACGTCCGGGAGTGGCGTTGGCGTTGGCGTTGGCGTTGGGGGCCCGGAGTCCCATGTCGCATCGCCGTTCCGTCCGGCGTTCGTCCGGCGTTCCCGAAACGTGCGTTTGCGGTCCGCCGCGTCGGCTCGTTCGTGCACAATTTGCTGACGGCTCGCATTCCATTGCAAATAATCGTGGACGACATATCCGCCGGGTGTTTCCTCCCATAATCCAACACGCACCAGGTCGTCGGCGGCCGGTTTCCAGCCCTTCCAGCCAGCCACCACCTTGCGCGACAACTGCCCGTCAGTGAGTTGGTCGCAACAATACGACAGGCCGAGCGCGTACAGGCCGAGCGCGGGCAAGCTGGCTTGCAGCACCTTGGGATTGCCGTGGAACTTGTCGTCAAGTTTCGCCCAGGCCACGGTCAGCCCGCCGACTCCTTGCGTTTCAATTTTTGGCTGCGTTGATAGATGCGCTCCAGGTCCGGCGACGCCGGCCGCAATATGGTCTCCAGCGTCACCTGGTCGATCATGCCCAGGTCGCACACACTCCTGACACCATTTACGCACTTGCACGAGATGAACACCCCGTCGTGCGACGTGTACCGCGCGGCCAGGTCCTCCTCCATCTCGACCAGCAGGAAGCGGCTCACTTCAGGCCTTCCGTCCTCCGCTGGCGCTCGACTTCGATGCTGTCCAGGTCCTCATCCCGCTCAGCCTGCTCACGGTCGAGCTGGTCCTGGCGCTCGGTGATGTCGGCTCGCACTTCGGTACCCCGAATCTTCAGCTCGTCGCGTTCGATCGGCAGGGTGACGGTCTTCGGGTTGAGCCCGAGCGACTGCGCCTCGGCGAGGATGCGCAGCCAGTTCTGCCAGATCTTCTCGTCGGCCGAACGGACGAAGTCGCGATCGTCGACTTCTCGTTCTTTGGTCGGGACGAACGACTCTTCGCGTGGTGGTGACGGAATCGCCTCGCGCGTCGTCGCCTCCCAATCTTCCTGCAGCTCGTCAGGCGTGTAGATGGCGCCGTTGAACACGTCGGGCGTGTAGGCGCGCGCACCCTGCGACATGGCCCTCGCCCACAGCATCGCTTTGGGGTATTGCTTCCAGGTTTGCTTGTTCGCCAGGCTGGCGCGGTTGGCGTCGTCCAGCGAGAAGGTGGATTCACCGACGGACTCGCCGCGGTCGAAAAACTCGATGCGGCAGCGAGAGTCGGTCCACTCGCGCACGCGGTAGCGGTAGGTGCCCGACTTCTGGATGGCCGAGGCGATGAGCTGCGCGGAGAGTGACGGGCGTCCGTCGACGATGTAGCAGCCGAGCATGGATGCAATGGGTCCGAAGCCTAACTCGGCGCCATAGAGGATCTTGACCACGGCCTGGGCTTCTTCGCGGGTGTCCTTGAAATAGCCGGACTTGACCATGATGGCGCCGAGCTGCTCGGTGCCGATGCTCGTCGGCTGATACCGCACCCCGTTGGCGCGCTCAATGGATTGGGTCATACGGCGATGCCTCCCTCTTGCGGATACATGGCGCGTTTCACGGCTCGAGCGATGGCGCGGCCCATCGGCAGCGGCACACCATTCGCGACAGCCTTGAGCTTGGCGTCCTTACGAAACGGCATGTCCTCGGTGAAGTCGCGCCCGCGCACAACACAGAACCCCTCCAGCTCGAACGCCCGATCTAAGAGTCCTATCCCAGGAAACAGCGACAGGATCAGCATCCGTAGAACCTGACCGCATCAAATTCCCGAGCGCGCCCGTTGGCGATCATCCAGCTGATGGCCGCCGTGTTGGCCGCGGGATCCCACACGCTCAGGCCCGCCCGACCCTGGGGCGTCGATGCCCACGTTCCTGGAAGAAACTGTCCCAATCCACTCGCGCCGCTGCGGTTGTAGGCGCGCGGATCGCCGCGGCTCTCGACGCGGATGATGCACGCGACGCGCGTGGAGGAGACACCGCTCGTCGGCGCCGCTGGTGAGCTCGACGCCGACGGCGGCAGAGTTTTCTCAGACTGTGATGATGCGCGTTCGAGCAGCCCCTCCGAGCGCAGGTACACGCGCGGATCGACTTGCAATGTGTTGACGACGCCTGCCAGCTCGGTCGGATCGACGCCTGCTTCGGCGGCGGGGGCCTGCACATCTTCGGCCGTGGCAGCGTGCAGGCCGGCTGCGGCGCCGAGCACCGTACCGACGACGATGCCGAACACCGCGCCAACGACGAACCGCGCCATCAGGCGACGTCCGTCGCGCACAGCACGCCACACCCGTCTGTCTCGTCTGACTCGTCAAACATGTCGAGTTGACCGCGGTCTTGCTCGCTACGCAGGTCAACCAACGGTAGCGGGATCACATCACGGTGAACGAACACTTCCTGCAGGCGCGTCCGGGCCCGCACGCGCCTGATCCGCTCATCGAAGTCGACCGCATCAGCCCAGGACGCTGGATCGTTGCGAATCTCGCGCCACTCGGCACCCGAACGAAGCGGGCACGCGATGCAAGATGACTTGCGCGGTACAGGGTATTCGTGGGCACGCAGCCAGGCGACGCAGCCGGCGCGCGTTATGCGCCGCTCAATAAGCGGGTAGACGTTCTTGATGTACTTCACGTCCGAGTCGTGCATGCGTTCAGACTCGTCCCAACTGATGCCGACCAACTGCTCGACCTGGCGACGACATCCGCCATTGAGCGCCGCAACTTGACGGCGGATCGGCCGGATTTTGTAGTTACTGGTGCACTGCCGCTTGAGCTTCTCTTTCTTACCCGCCGCATTGACCGAGTACAGCGGCATCCAGGAGGCAGTCTTGTTGTCGAGCGCATCCTGGCGAAGCGCACCTCGACCCACCCGATAGAGCGGGATGCCCGCCGCTTTCGCCGTGCGCTCAAGTCCGTCGAGGTGCTGATACACCCACCACGGCTCCCAGCCGGTATCGGCGAAGATCGCCGCGTCGAGTTCGAGTTCGCCTTCGCAGGCCATGAGCAGCAGCGTCGAGGACTGCACGCCGGCACCTAGCGACAGGACTCTCACCCCAAACTCCGTAGGGCAATGAACAGGATGAACGCGAGCAGCACCACGAACGGCATGGCGATATGCAGATGGTCGTCCGTCATCTCACCTCCGCCGGCAGTTGGTGATAGCTGCGGTCGAAGCGCGCCGGTATCGATGTGTCGGCGATCCACCACTCGCCAGCCGCCGCATGGCCGTCGTCCTCGAAGTCTGCCAACCGTAGAGGACCGAGAGTGACACGTTCGGGGGCGTCGAGCCATGCGCGACAGCGCGCCAGGACGACGGGATCGGCGATCACGTAGCGATACTCCATCCGATCGCAGCGTTGGTGGTTCATCGTCAACCCCGTGGCCTGCCGGTCGGGCTCGGGGTTACTGGTGAGCCAGACGAGCTTTGTGCCGAGCCACGGATGGAGATGCGGGACCAGCAGCGCGTTGAAGGTGCCAATGTCACGCTTCCCGTGTGCACAGGTGAAGTGGTAGAGCGCGACAACTGGTACGTCATCGCGTGGCTGGAGCTCAGCCATTGCTCAGGCCGTACTGAAAGGTGTGCTCGATGGTTATTGCGTCACGCGGGTACCAGATGAACACAACGACTCCGCCCCTGCGCATCGACGGGATCTCGCGTTCCTGATACGGACTCAGATGTCCAGTGGCGCCCTTGAGCTCCGACCAGAAGTGCTGGCCCAACTCCTCGTGCCACCAGTACCAGTCGGGCACGCCCTTGGCTTCGGTGAAGCCGTCCAGCCGCTCGAGGTGGACGCTCTCCATCACGCCGTCGCTGTCGCGCGTGTGCACCCCGTTCCACCCGTAGTACTTCGCACAGGCCTTGACCGAGCGGGTGAGCTCGTCTTCGCCGGCGCCCTCGAGCAGCAGCAGACGGTGTCTGGTGAAGTACGGCCCGCGCGGGCCGACGCGATACGCCTGGGCGCGCACACGCGGATAAGTCAAGCCACGCGTGGCGATCGTCACCGCCTTCACCGCAGATACCTGAACCAGCGCGCCAGTCCCGCGGCCACGCACACGCTGGCCAGCAGCCAGCCGACCAGCGCCCACACCAGACCCGCCTCGAACGTCACGGCGCCTCCGTATGCCAGTACGCGCTGGCGCGTTCGACCTCACGTTCGACGTCGACTTCGGCGTACAGGTTGGCGAGCTCCTCGAGGCGTTGCACGATCTGGCTCAGGTTCAGGCCCAGGTTGGCGTTGCGGCGGATGGCGTCCCAGCTGCCGGCCTTCCACGCCGCAGCCCAGATAGCGGACGGGTCCTCGGCCTCGCGCGGATGCAGCCGCTGCCAGGCAAAGAACCGCCCGCGCGCGTCGGTGTCTGCCACCACACTCACGCCGCGCTGGGCTCCGCTTCGGGTGCGGGGCGGCCGTTCTCCATGGCGAGCTCTTCTTGAATCTTGACGTGCAACAGAAAGCCACCCTGCTCGCGGAGCGAACGGTGGTCCCTGACTGCGAGCTTGCGCAGCGGGTCTTCGTCCTCGCGGCGCAATTCCACCAGCATGCGCATATCGGCTAGCTTGCATCCCGCCGGGGGGTCCCGGCGCGACACGTGGAGACACTTACAAAATGTGTCTCGTCGTGTCCGCTGCCGGCGGCTTTTCGGGGTCCCAGCGCGAGGGCGGCCAGTCGTCGGCGCGCAGGCCGTAGGTCTCCGTCATCGTGCGCACGATAGTCTTGGCCGAGTCGGTCCCGAGCTGGCAGACCGCCTTCTTCGACAGCTTGAGGTCGACATTCCTGGCCTCATCTTCGAGGTGTTGCATGCTCAGCACGAAGCCCCGCCAGGTACGGTGATCGGGGTTACTGGGCACGTGCCGATGCGGTTTTTGTTCTCGAGCACCCTTCGAAGTTGCCCGCAACGACCCGATCGTGCCGTCCTGCTTGGCGGTCCTGCGCGCATGCGGGCCGAACGCCTTCTGCGTCAACAACTGGTTGATCGCGGTGAGCGTGTGTACGGCGTCCACGGCATCAGTGAGCAAGCGGATGAGCAGATCGGTGCGTGGGTCCTGACCTGGAAACATCGGCAACTGCCGCTCCTGGGGATCATCGTCAACCACCGGCATGCGCTCCGGCAGGACAACATGAGACACATTTGAAATCTGTCCCATTGCCGGCGTCGGGTACGTCCGCCACGCGCTCACCGCTCCCACGCTCCACCCAAGATAACAGAACACGTGTTCTATCGAATGGCTCGCGTTGCTCAGCGTGTGCTCGGTGGGGTGGACACGCGCCGGGCCAGCGCAGCTGCCGGTGCGCCAGTCCCCTCAGGTTCGGCTGATCGTTTAGGTAAAGACTACGTTAGCGGCACGTAAACGAGACCTGTCAATGTATATGCCGGCGCGCAACGATCAAGCACACGGCGCTACTAGAAGATAACCTAGGCAACACGTGGGCAGCACTATGCAGCCTCAAGTACGCACACGATCATCGCTGGACGTGCAGTTGCCGCGCCTGCGAGAACAACGCGAGCGGCGCGCACTCTCGCAGAAGGAGCTCTCAATACTGTCCGGGCTGTCGCGCACGAGCATCATCAAGCTCGAGGGTGGCCGCAACGCCTGGCCGTCGACAGTGCGCAAGCTCGCCAAAGCTCTGCGCGTCAAACCCGAGGATTTGCAGGGTTAGGAGACACCAGGGGACACTTTTTCAACGTGTCCGCATGTGTCGCGCCGGGCCACATTGTGACGGCGCAGACTGGATGGCGTGCCAGATGCCCGCCCCTATCACCTCGTGGACGCCGCCGAGTACGACACCAGCCCCGAGGCGGAGGCGAGCTACGTGGGCGACCTCGATGCGCGGCGCGCGCTATGGCACGGCGTATGGGATTGGGTGATCCGCGAGTGCGAGCGATTGGCGAGCGAGCAGGAGGCTACGCCGCCGCCCGCCCACCATCGAATCGCCAGGCGACCCTGATCGTCTTCCCTCGCGTCGATAGTGGCCTAAGCCACAAGTCGCTTTTGCCACTATCGACGCGGTCGATGGGCAGCGACGCCTCGATCTCGTAAGGCGGCAAACCCCACGTGCCGGCTTGAGCGCGGTTGCTCACCGTGATACGGACGCCGAGCGCGAGCAGGGTGCGCTGGCGCTCCTCGAACGGCATATTGTCGAGTGCCTGCGCGAGCTGCGGACCGAGACGAAGTCTGAGCTGCTCGACGTGGTCGCGCGCGCGTGCCACCGTTGCGCCGCGGCGCTCGACGTGTCCACGCTCAACTTCCAGAGCCGCACGCTGCTCGGCCAACTCGTTCATCTGCTTGGTGATCAGGACCACCACAGCGTCTTTCGCGGTGCCTAGCGCCAGCGTGTAATTGGCGAGCTGTGCGTCGATGTCGGCAATGCGCGCGGCGATCGCCGACAGATCCAGGCCGACGTGGTCTGCCTCGGCGAGGCGGCGCAGCTCGGCGTCGAGAAAACCTTCCTCGTCAAGTAGCCGCTTGACGTGATCCCACACCGCCGCGTCCATGTCCTGGCTGTTTGCCGATGTGCGCGTCGGACCACCCGGACGGTGAGTGTCCCCGGCATTACCGTGGCAAATATAGACGGAGTAGCCGGACTTATAGGTCCGGGCGATGAGCGACCCGCCGCATTCAGCGCAACGGAGAAAGCCGCCGCGGAGCAGGAAACCCTCAGGGGTGTGGTTGTTGCGCGCCGCGAGCGCCTTGTTGGCCTGCCGCACTACCTCTGCGGCCTGCCACGTCGCTTCAGTTACTAGCGGCGGGTAGACGCCTTCCTTGAGGGGCACCCACTCTTCGCGCAGCCGAGGGCGGGTGATCTTCTTGCCGTTTCTCCTGGTGACCGACCAGCGATTCGCAAAACTGCGGCCAGCGTATGCGTCGTTGCTCAGGATGACCGAGAGCGTGCCGGTCTTCCAGCGCACCTTACCTGCCGGCGTAAGGATGCCGTCGCGAATCAGATCGGCGCAGATCGCGCGCAGCGGGCGACCGGACTCAACCTCGGCAAAGATCCGCTTGACCACGCGCGCGGTGGTCGGCTCGGGCTCACAGAAGCAGTTCTTGTCGCGGCGCGAATCGCTGAGAGGTGTGGCCCACCGATACCCGTAGGGTGGCCTGCCGGCGCCGTATGGCTTGCCGTTTTCGATCACGCGCTCGCGCTTGCCGCGATTGGTGCGCTCTTTGATGGCGTACAGCTCTTTCTTGGCGACGTAGCCGGCGACACTGCGCAAGAGCTGGCCCTCGGCAGTGTCGTCGAAGTGCTGCAACACGAAGCGCACCTGGAGTTCGGCACGCTTGGCCTCATCGAGCACGAGGTCCATATAGAACGGCTCGCGCGCGAAGCGGCTGACATCGTAGAAGTAGACGATGTCGAAAAGCTTCGACTTGAAGTCGGCGCGCAGACGAGTCAACGACGGGCGCTCCCATAGCTCCTCGGCGGTGTGGACCTCCCAATAGACGTGCTCGGGACGAATACTGACACCGTCCTCAGTCGCGCGCCTAAGCTCGGCCTTGAGTTGCGAGACAAGCGACCAGCCCTCTTCCTGACCAGGGCTCGACACCCGCGGGTAGACGGCACCGAACGGACCATCTAGCGGGCGCTCTGCATAGAACGAAAGCCACACTTGCCAGGCGTCATGGGGCAAGCCCTCAGGACAGTCGTTCATTGCTGGTCGTCTGACGCCGAGCGCGCCGGCTTGTCTTGGTTACACTGGTCATTGCAGATTCAGTCCTTTCCAAATGTCGAGTCTGCCAACGCCCCGGCTGCGTCCTGGCAGCGCGGGGCACTTTTGTGGTCAGGGTACTGGCGTGGTCAAGTCGGTGACCGCGGCGCCGAGCGCGCGGGCCAGCTTGCGGATGGTGCTGACGCGGGGTTGGCGGGCGTCGGCTTCCAGGTAGACGATGGTTGACTCCTCGACGCGCGCCTTCCGGGCGAGGTCCTTCTGGCTGAGGGCCTGGCGCAGCCTGAGCAGGCGCAGTCGTTCGCCGAAGCCACCTTCCAGGGTTGATACGGGCATGCCAGAATGATACTTGCATTGAGTATCTAGTACCAGTATGCTCCTGGCGTGGCTTCGCTCCGAGAGAGCGGACCCGCCCGCAGTGTCAGCTGCGAACGGGCCCAGGGAGCCAACACCTACTGGAGAGGTGAAGAACCCCCAATGACCAGCGTATCGCTCAAACGCCTGACCAGTTTCGACTACGGCCAGGGCATCGGTTATCTCGAGGTGTGGGTCAACCCCAGCACGGTCGCCTACGTCCAGTCCCGTCGCCGCTACGAGTCCAAGACTGACCGCCACTCCCTAGACGGCACGCTCATTTACTTCCAGGAAGAGGCCGGCGTGCTCGCGGTCAAGGAGTCGATCGGCCAGGTCGTGGCGGTGCTGAGTGCCGGCGACAAGGGCATCTGCCGCGACTGCTACCAGCTGCTCGCCGAAGCCTGGTGCACGCTCTGCGATGACTGCCGTCGCGGTCGTCACGCCGGCGTCGACGCTGACCCGGACGAAGCGACCGTCGCGTGACGGTGAGCGCCGATCCGTCCGCCGCGTACTTCGCGTGGCGGCACTACCACCCGTCTGAATCCGAAAACCCGTCGGCCGTGTGGGGCGCCGCCTGGCGCGCCGGCGGCCGCGCGGCCATCGCCGCCTCCAGCGAGCTCGCCGAGCTGGTGCCCGTCCTGCGCGGCCTGCTCGAGACGCTCGAGGATGGCTACGTCGAGCAGCAGGTTGCTGCGAACGACCGTCGCCCGAAATGGGACGAGGATGACGACACGCGGGTGAGCTGGTGAGCAGCCCGAACGGAGCTTCGGGCGATCACGCCTACCCGATGACCGTCGAAGGCGTCGTCGAGGCGGTCAACGCGAAGGGCATCCGCATCAACGGCGAGTGGTTCAACGTCTCGCAGTTCAAGCCGGTGGCGCTGCCCGAGCAGGGCACACTGGTGCGGCTCGAGGTCCAGCCCAAGGGCTTCATCAAGACGCTGCAGGTCATTCAAGCCACACCTGAGAGCGGAACTCCCGCAGCTTTCTCCACTGCCCGCGACGACCGCATCAGTCGCCTGGCGGTGCTCAAGGCCGCGGCCGCCTTCGGTGCCAGTCGTCCAGATGCGCGCTCAAACGACGTGCTGAAGATCGCTGACGCCTGGCTGGCGTGGGTCAACCAGTAGATCATGCCTGACTTTCTTCCCTACGCCATCCTGCTCGTGATCATGTCGCCGTACGTGGTCATCATCATCAGCGCTACCCGTGACACGTGGGCCACGTCGCACTGGCTCACGGTACGCAACTGGATGATTGCCATCGTCGGCATTGGCGGAGGCCTGTTTGTGATCGACCACATGACCGCCAACGCCTTCCTGGGCTTATTGTTTACAGGTGGCGTGTTGGGACTGCTGTTCCTTGCGCACGCGCTCGGCCTGGGCGGACCGAAGTAAGCTACAGACCACCGAGCAGTCGCGGGATCAGCACGACGAGCACGAACAGGGTGATCGCCACGCCCGCCAGGAGCAGGCCCGCAGTCGTAAAACGTGCCTCCCATCGATCAACCTGGCCGCCCACGCGTCGGCGCTCGTAGCCCACGCTGAAAGTGATGTCCAGTCTCAACCCCGAGCGACGGTCGCTGTTGTCGTCATCCACGTCAGGTCGCGCTAAGGGCAGTTATCTCTATCAAGTGTTCCGCTCAGCACGATCAAGCGCCAGGCGCCAACTTTCTATGGCTGCCAGCAGTTGTGCATTCTCTACCCGTAGCCGCTCGTTCTGGTTGCTCAAGTCTCGCCAGTCGCTGAGTAGCTTGACGACATCGATCAGGGGCGGGCGGAAGGGCTCGATGGCCATCGCCTGCTGAATGCGCTCGACAAGAGCGAGGTACTCGTCTTCGGACATCGGGCCAACGTAGCTGACGGGGTTGTTAGTCATAGCGGCACTTATGGACAAGCTTTGAGAGACTCGCCTCGTAATTCATGGGCGTGATGGAAAGCTTGCCGCCAAGCGTCCCGCTCTTCTGCGAGCATCGCATTTGCCCCCCGCAGCCGCTCGATCTCAGCGCGGCACTGGCAATGGCATGCCGGGCCATCGCACATATGCCCGTGGCAGTCTCCACGCTGACAGTCGGCGCACTCGTCTTTGGTAGCTATAACCGTCATCAGAAGCACCCCGCGCTGACATCGTCGCCCGGCGGCAGGTAGTGCTGCACTGGCGTCCAGCCCGTGGCAAACAGCAGGATCACCTGGCCTCGCGCGCTGACGTCGGCCTTGCGGTTGATGGAGTTCAAGTGGCTCTCCACGGTCTTCAGGCTCGCTGTTGTCGTCATCCACGTCAACTAGGCGGTGCTAACGGCACTTATGTTTGCCAAAGGTAGCGCGGGGCGATGTGGACGCCGCTTAGCTTGCCGCAACCAAGGCACCGAAACCCCACCATGACATCGTCAGCCACAGACCATGTCACCACGTCGCCGTGATTCGAGCCGAGTCGGTGGGCGAGCCAATGCTTGAGAGTCCTCATCAAGACCGCTTGAGCGCACGCCTGGCGATGTCTGGGACGCCAGTGAATTCGGGTGCCACGTCCTCTATCTCCTGAAGGAACGCCCGCAGCCGCTCAATCTCAGCACGGCACGCGAGATGCACGTCGCTGGTCACCTGTGCATTGAGAACGCCGGCTTCACGAACGGGTAGGTCTGTCATGACCGTAAGCCTAGCCTTCAGAAGCAGCCCGCGCTGACATCGTCGCCAGGCGCCACGTAGTGCTCGACTGGTGCCATCGCGCGCGTAGCGAACAGCACGATCACCTCGCCTCGTGCAGTCGTACCGGCCTTACAGTTGACAGCGGTCAAGTGACTCTCCACGGTCTTCAGGCTAAGCGTCAGGTGCCGCGCGATCTCGCGGTTGCTCGCGCCACGCACCAGGACCGACAGCACACGCTGCTCGGCGGGCGTGATGGCGTAGCGCTCAAGCAGCGCATGGTTGAGCGGGCGCGGATCGATCAACACTTAGAGCAGACGCGCCAGGGCCACTCCCCCGATCAACCCGCCCGTCACCAGGTCCAGCCTGCCGATCGCGACAAACACGACACACAGAATCAGCACGAGCAGCGCCAGTACCCAACCAACCGTCGCCCAGGCGGGCGCGCCTTGAATCACCACGTCAGACTACCCATATGCAGGAGAACCCTCCGAGCCGTTCGTAGTCGGCCCGACTCAAGACATCCCATATGCCCTTGTAGCCAGGGGCCGAATTGGCGACCCACAGATTGCTGCCTTGCACGCCGCGTACCCCCACCCAGTGGTACCAGCTCGCACCACTCATTAGCCCCGCCGTCTGAGCGTAGGTCGCGTACGCCTCATCGAAGTTCAGCCAACTCTGCTCCGTCTTCAGCCCAGCACTCGAGCGCAGGACTCTCTGCAACTCCGAGCCGCTGCCGTCCATCAGGCCATAGCTCGGATTGATGTTGCCCGTGTACCCGATGTCGTACACCACGGCTTCACGATTGGCGTACACGTCCAGGCCGCGGCTCATGAACGCGGCGCGCTCCATCCACTCGGTGGCACATGCGCTACACGACCAGTCGTAGAGCTGGCCAGGCATGCTCGTCCATAGATCGAACTCTGCGACGGGTTCGGTTGCTTCACCGAAAGGGCAACCGGTTAACCCGGTTATCCTCCTCGTAGTACCAGTACTGGCCGTCGCGGCCGAGCGTCAGGCTCACTTTGTGGCCCTCGTCCATGATGACGTAGCGCTCGTCGCTGCGGGCCTCATCACCGTTGTCGGTGATCGCCTGCGCCACGCCAGGTCCAACGTTGTAATCGGTCATGGCGCGCTCGCCACAATATGGTCGCCGTCGACGCTCAGGTACGCCGGGTCGTAGCGCGTCAGGTTGTCGTACTCGGCCATGTCGTGGATGACCGCTACCTGATTGCCCTGCCCGACACCGCCCGACGGCTCCATGCCGATGATCAGACGGTCACTTTGGCGGAACACCACCTGGAACATTTGCTCGCTCTGCTCAGCCAAGTTGCCACCTTCCTATTCCGTCCTGGCGATTGACGTTTAACCTGACGTGCGATTCGGGCGCCGCCGTACTGTCGCCGGGATCGATAGCTCCGCACGCGCAGCCATTGCGCTCGGTCTTGTTGACGAACATCTGCTGGACCTCGGCAGGTGCAGCGCCGCCGCCCACCGGGTGCGTCGAGGTCGCCCCGCAGCCGTCAGGGCACACGAGCACAATGCCGAAATGGTTGCCGCTTCCGTCCGGGTTGGTCGCCCATTCGACCTCGGCAACGGGGATCGTACCGCTGTGACCACCCTCGTCGAAGACCACGTCGACGCTGCCGTCCGCGTTCAGAAGAACTGGTCGTACGCTCATGGATTGCTTTCCAGGATGATCCGGTCGGTAGCACTGGCATTATTTGCAGCAACCTGGCCGGCCGCCGTTGACGCCACGTAGAACACGCCACCTTCAACACCTGGGGTTCCATACGCGCCAGGCTTCGCGCCAGTGTTCGTCAGCGTCCAGGAGCCCGCGATAGTGACCGTTGGCGTGACGGCCTTACGGACCCACCTGAACGAGCCGTAAATATTCTGTGGTCCCGCTGAGGCGTAGCCAGATATCTGAACGCTAAAGGGAGTCTCGCCCACAATCTCGTAGTACCGCAGACACCGCGCTACATCATCCGCCGGGTGCATCGGCACGTAGTCGGCTGGTTGCGAGCCGAGAACCAGCATCGCGTTGTCAAGATACACCGTTGCGGACGCAGACAACGCGACGCCTATGCGCACATCAGTCGCTGCGCCCAACGCGAGCGTCGCCGTGAGTGTCTCGTAACTGCCACCACCCGTGTGATAGGTGCCATAGGTAAGGGTGGTCATGCCGTCTGGGCTGATGAACGCCCGTACGGCGTTGGCGGTCGTTGTGCGGACGCGAATAGACAGACTAACCGTTTTGTTCCGGAGTTGTTCGAGGTTGTCGCCCGCGACGAGTCCCTGCCAGATTCTCGAATTCCCTGCACCATTGCCAAGCGTGAACACGATCACAGCAGCAGCAAGGGAGTTATCAACATTCGTCGGTTCCCGACTAACAGACGCGGTATCAGTACCACTAGGAACTGACCGCCATTTATCAGCGATGAGTGCACTACCCGTGAACGGCCCAACTCCACGCTGCCAGATCTCGAAGCCGCCGTTGGTCAGCAGATTGTCACGCGCGGTGTCCGAGCCGAGCTTGGCGTTGGTAACCGAGGCGTCAGCGATCTTCGCCGTGGTGACCGAGTTAGCGGCTAGGTCCGCGGCCGCAATCGTGCCGTCCGCAATCATGGCCGACGTGATCGAGCCCGCGGGAATACCAGTAGCCGCGATCGCCAGTCCCTTGCCAACGCCGTCATGCGTATGCGTCGAGACCGCCGCGGCCAGCGCCTGCACGTCTTCCTTGACGAAGATATCCGCCGCCGCGGTCGCCCGCGGGAATGTCGGACTGTTGTAGTTAGGGTCGACTGCTATACGCGCCATTTACGGCCTCCTCAAATCCAACTGCAGGCTTTTACACGAAGCGAGCCCCGCCACTTGCGCCCGATCTCGTCGAAACTCTGCATCAGTGAATACTCGGTGAACATCAACTGCTGCTGCGTCTCGTCCGGCAGGGTCACGTTGACCGCGCCCGGCGTGTCGACCGCGGCCTCGATCAACTTCTGGATCTGTGTCCGCCCCATTCTGATCGGCACGCCGTCGCGCCGCACCAGCCCGTCGGCACACAGGATGTCCGCCTGGAACTCCATGATCCGCTGCGGTCTGAGCGCGTGCCCCAGGCTGACCGCGGACACCAGCGGCGAGCTGGTCGCGGACGTATTGTGCAGATGCACGCGCAACGCCGCCAGGGTGCAGGCCGCATCGATCGGAAACTTGAAACGGTCGTACACCGGCGTGTTGAACGTGTGCGCCAGCGCCGTGAACAGCGTGCTCGGCGTTGGGTCCAGCTTGTACTCGAGCGTGACGTAGTTGTTGGCGTCGATCTTCGGCCCCGTCACGCTGAAGTGCCGCAGGCTCTTCTGGCTGGCGTGGTAGCCGCCGTGCCACGTCGGCAGGTCGACCCACGCGTCGCCGACGAAGTACCTGTAGGCCGAGCAACCCGCGGGATTCGGCGTGCAAGGATTCAACATCCAGCCGATTGACCCGTCGCTGAAGCCGATGTACGTCCTGGTATGACCCGCGGCGATGCCGAGCTGCGAGACGAACAGGTGCTGAATCGCCCGCCCGACAAACGGGATCGACACGCTGCCGTGCCAGGCGTCGATGTGTACCGGCTCGCCCGTGCCTTGCGAGCCAATCGCGCTAACCAGCGTGCTCGTCCGCGGCCCTCGAGCTCCGAACGACACCCAGGCACCGAACTTGCACAGGTAGCCCGTGTTGGTGTCCTTGTCGAATAGCGCGGCGTAGGCGAACATCGTCTCCACGCCCGCGAAGGCCGTCACCCCACCGGAGAGGCCTGAGGCGTTACCTGAGAGGTCGTCAGGCCCGACGGACGTCCAGGACAGGTCAGCGTCCACCCTGCCGAGAGAGTTGCCGTAGGCCACGTACAGGCCGTTCTCGAAGGTGCCCCAGCGTTTGCCGTTGTCGGGCAGGTCGGCGTTACGCAGGAACGGGAACAGCTCCTTATCGTTACCCGCGGCGTCGAGGGTGTACAGCCCGTCCGTCTTGGCCACGACCAGCGTGCCGCCGGCCGTGACCAGCAGCGACGTGATCGACGCCGAGCGATCGCCTGTCCTGAAAATCAGGCTGGTGTAGTTGGCCTCGTTGGTCGGATCAGCGTTCGTGTCCAGTTTCCGCAGACGGTTGACGTCGTCTGCCCACCAGAACTCTTTGCCGACGACGGTGAACGCCAGCGCCGTGAACGTCGCCATCGCGGTGTACGCCGCACCGTCCGACGTCCATTGAGCGACACCGCTCGAGAGCGCGAAGAACGCGCGCTGCACGCCGTCGAAGTTCGACGTGAACACGACCACGTCCAGGATCGGCTGCGGGAAGGTCTTGACCACCGACCAGGTGTCGGTCGTACCGGCAGCCTTCTTGAGCACGTTGGCGCCGTTGGTGGCGTACAGCGCGTTGCCGAGCTCAAAGAACTTGCCGATGCCCCTGGTCGCGTCCACGCTCGCGACGGTGTACGTGTTGATCTCCGGGCCCATCAGCCACGGCCAGACCGACAGATCGACCGCGTTGGCCGCCACGTAGCGCTGGTCGTCCCACTTCTCTTGAATCGATAGGCCGAGCCCGAGCGTCATCTGCTGGAACGGCTCTTCGCGATCGTTGGTCGGGTTCGCGCCCGCATACGAGTAATCCGGGGGTGCGACCTGGCTGATGCTCTGCGTCTCGACCGAGACGAGCGCCGGCTGACCGGCTTGCTGCGAGCCGATTAAAAACCCAGTGCCTGAAATCACCACGTGATACGGCCAGGGCGACCGCTTCGCATACAGCGACACTAGCCGGCCGTCCTGACTGCTGGTCCGAACGCCCGCTGGCGGTACAGCTTCTTCTGCGGCATGTCGGCCACCAGGTGTTCGCGGACCAGGTCGTTGAACGCCGCGACCGCGCTGGCCTGATCCCTGATTAGTCGCTGATTCGCTGCGGGCTCGAGCAGGTGGCCGAACTGCCGCCAGCCGGCGACCAGCGCTGCGGCTGCCACCCATCCGCGCTCGATCGGCGCCTCGTCCGTCTCCAGGCTCAGCCCCTGCTGGTCGCCAAAAACACCGCCACTCGCGCGACAGTGATCGAAAGCTCGCTTCAGGCAGCGCAGGTAGATCAGGTCGCCTTCGTTGAAGGTCTGCGGGTAGGTATTGAGATAGAAATGCCCACCGTCGCGCTCGACCGTGCCGCGGACCCTGCGCTCGAACGGGTCTTGCAGGTTGCGGTCCTCGCCGTTGGCCAGCAGCCCCACCTGCAGCACATCACCCGTGTCGATCAGCCACGGCGCCACCGCGTTCAGGTCGTGCCTGGTGGTCAGGCTGGTCGGCACACACGCCACTTCGACCACGACCCAGCAGTGGCGCAAACCCTCGTTGATCAAACGATGCGACGTTGGCACGTCAAAAGGTCCCAGGACCTCGAACCGCTCGCCGATACCGTTGATACCCGAACCTTCCAGATCCTGGTAGATGTATTGCTCGAGGTCGTGGTAGGTGAATGCCTCCATGAAGCCGTACGTCGTGCCCGCGGCATCCGAATACGGCGCCACCGCCCAATCGATATCCGGCGTGATGGTGCCCGTCGACGGCGCGTAGCCCATCACGTACCGATTGCGGTCGACCTGCTGCGTTGCGTTCGGGCGGTACAGCGGACGGTCGATCAGCGTGTCCTGCTGCGGGATGCCCGACTGAATCGGATAGATCGTGCACACCAGCTTGGTCAGGTCCGAGCCGCCCATCGCTCGCACTTCGTAGCTTTCGGGACCGATGTACGGACCCGCTTCCGTCGAGAAGCTCGAGCGGTACTGCTGCAAGCTAGGCATCTACGGCCTCGACCCCAATGGCGGCGCGACGGACGGATCGTACGGTTGGAGTGACGGCGCCGTGCTCGCCACCAGGACTGCCAACGGTGGTGCGGGCGATGGCTCCGACGAGCCCAACGACACTGCCTGACTGGCGATGAGCTCCACCAGAGAAGACGACGTGCTCGTCGCCGACGCGACCAACGCCGGCGCTACGACGCCACCGAACGTCTCCAGCAGAGGTATCTGACCAGAGCTTGCGCCCACTAGTGCCGGTGGCGTATCCACCTCGAAAGTGACCAGTGGCGGCGCGACTAGTTGTTGGAACGGGTCCAGCGATGGAGCTGCACTCGGCGGGAACGGGCCCAGCGTCGGCGACGGCGCACGAAGAACCTGGAAGGTGAACTGTCCCCACGAGCGCAGCGTGCCATCGAAGAATGACTGGATAGCGATCGGCAACCGCGATACGAACGTGACCGCGCCGCTCGAGCCCAACGAACCAAGCAGAGATAGCAGCTGCGGCGGGAGCGACCGCACCACGGTCAGCGCGCCAGACGAGCTCAGGACCCCGCCCAGTGCACGAGTAAAGATCTTGCCGAGTAGGACCGCGCCACTCGAACCGAGCACACCCGTCAACGAGCGGGTTACCTGACGTTTGAGCGCACCACTTAGCGCCAGAGAACCGCTCAGCGCACGACTGATGCCTCGCCGTACCAGACCGCTTGAACCCAGGGCTCCAGTAAATGAGCGCGGCAGCGAACGCTGGAGCAGACCACTCGAGCCCAACGTCCCGCCCAGGATGCGGGTGTAGATTCGGCCGAGCAGGATGGCGCCACTCGAGTTGAGTGCGCCCGCAAACGCACGTCGGAGTGTGCGCGGAACCAGCAGCGAACCAGCCGTAATGAGCGTGCCGATGAGCTTGTGCGTCGCCTGCTTCGGCAACACGCCACTCGGCGTAAGTCCGCCGCTGATCGAAAGGAGCCGACTGCGCCTGTTGCTGAGCGAACCCGAAGACGGCAGCGTCCGGCCAATGCTCAGCCTGCCGCCTTCCAGCACGCCGTACGTCGGCGCTGCCTCGAGCGTCGTGTACGTGTTAGTGGTGTTGTCCCACGTCGCGTAGGTGTTCAGGCTGGCGGTGACCGGCACTCACTATCTACCCGCCGCTAGTGATGGTCGCAATATACGTCGCGATGATCGAGTCGCCCGAGTTGAGTGCCAGCCCGGTAAAGACCGAGCGGTCCCATAGCGTGCCGCCTGGCGCCGCGGCTTGCGAGAACAGACCATGTTCAGCGATGGTCACCGCCGCGTCGACGGTGATGGTCGCCACCGACTGGTACTGATTCGCCGCGGGCGCCGACTGCGCGCCGGTCGGCCGCACGTTGTCGGTCGAATACTGCGTCGTGAGCTCCGTCACCAGCGTTGTCTGGCCGACAGCCTCCGCGGTCGACCCCGTACCCAGACCGTGAAAGTTGAACAACTCCATCTCGAACGTGTTGCGAAAGGCGTTGACGACCTGGGCTACGCCGGCGTCAGTGATCACCTTGCGCGACACGATGCCGTGGTCTGTCCAGCAACCTTTACGGATCGACTCGAGGCGCAGGCTCGACTCGATCATGACCGTCGATGCCAGCGCCTCGAGCAGTTCCGCAGCCATGTCGTCTGGCAAATACCAGGCCGCGCGTTGAATGAGCCGGCCCAGCCGCGAGCGTGCCTTCGCAGGAGCGGCGGTGTAGATCTGACGAACTGGATGATGCGCCAGGACCATATTCAGGGTTCCTCCAGTGCCGCGGTCGCGACCACGCCGCCGTGTCCGCCAGTTTGCACTAGCACCAGGCTGATCACGTCGCCAGCGTTGACTGCGGAGCTGGTGGGCGGGTGACTCGTAAATTTGCCCGTCTGCCCACCAGCCAGCGTCGGACGCTGGGCGAGATCGTGGTACATGCTGACCTGGTTCTTGCGCACGTCGATGATCGTCGGCGTTGTGCCGCTCGAGCTGGCCACCGCGGCGACGCGCAGGATCTGTCCGGCAGCGACCGCGATCATTGCCGCAAGCGTGTCGCCCGCCGTGGACGTGGTCAGCACCGCCCCGCTCAGGTAGCCCTGAATGTGGCCGTATGGCGGACCGTCATACATGCACGTTGGTTACCTTCGCGCCGGGTCGCTTGATGATGATCGACGCGCGCACGCCGCCCTGTGACGCGCGGTTGTCGCGTCGACCACACGCCGCTTCGATGGCTCGGTACGCTCGAGCATAATCGGCGTCGCTGGTAAGGTTGAGCTCACGCATCGCGTCTGCCCTGGGCAGGCTCAGCCACCACTCGCCGTCGACCACGTCGGGCGTGTTGGCGTCGCCGATCATCGGGTCGCCGTCCAGGCAGTGACCGTCGCGTTCGATGCGGATGTCGCGTACGACGCCGTTCAACAGACGGCACGCCGTCTGGACTTCGTCCCAGGTCTGCGCAAAACGAACATTGCGCTCGCCATAGCTCAGTCGAAAAAACCCGCTGCCGAAGCGGCAGTCAGCTCGATGCGCTGGCGAGGTCGTGACGTACTCGACACGCCCGTGCTCGTCGATCATGCCTAGACCGTGGTGAACGTTCGGTCGCTCGAGTAGGTCGTCAATCCGTTCGCCGTCGCGCGGATGCGGTAGTGGTACGTGGTCACCGTCGTCAGACCCGCCAGCGCTTTTGTTTGCGCGCCGGAGCCCGAGCCCTCAGTGTTGGTCGAGCCATAGGCGGTCGTCAGCCCGTACTCGACCTGGTTGGTCGACGCTGGCGCCAGCGTGAAGTTGACGGTCGCCGCGGTCGCGGTAATGCCCGTCACCGAGATGGCCGAGATCGTTGGCGCCAGCGCATACGACGTCGAGCCGTTGGGCGCGACGCCTGCACCAGCCGTCGCCGGCCAACCGCCTGGCTGCGCGGTCGGCGGTGGCTCGTTGCCGCGCCAATCGACGGGCGTGTGCGTCCACAGACCACCGGCCGCGCCGGTCTGGCTGGCGATCGCGCCGCTGATGTCAGGCATGGCTACGGTGCCGGAGCCGGAGCAGGCGCAGGGGCCGGAGCGGGCGCAGGCTTCGCCGCGGCAGACTGCTCGTCGTTCCACGCCACCAGGTCGGGAATCTCGACTTCCTTGCCGATGGTGTAGCCCTTGCGCAGATACGTTTCCGCGGCCGTTGCGCGACCGACGAACTCGTCGCCGTTGGTGCTGGTGTACATGAAGTACAGCGTGCTCGGTGCCGTCGGCACAGCCCCCTGCTCGACGGCTGTTTTCGCCAGTGCGGCGTAGTCAGGTTTTTTGTCAGCCATTGTTTCGGCTCCTCCGTCGAGACTCATCAATGGGATCGTGTCCGACACTCGGGATCGTGCGCGCTTGCGAGCCTTCGGCGCCGAGCTTGCGTTGGAGGTCCTCGAGCGTCTCGGCACTTTCCACCCCCCGCAGCAACGATGGCTCGGGTTCGGCTCGCTCGCGCATCGCTTCGACCCGAATCGGCGTGCCGCGAGCTCGAATGTCCTTGATGGTCACCTCGAGCTCTTCAATTGACTGCGCGTCAATGGTGTCCAGATCGATCAACGCCGAGAGCGTTGGGTCTTTGGCGTCCGCCTTGCGAATGGCGTTGATCAGGCTGGCCTTCCGCTTCTGCTCGACGATGATCCGTGGTCGTTCGACACGCTCCCACTCTTCGACCTCGGACAGCGATTGCCCGCGCGCCACGGTATCGGCCAGTAAATGAAAACCCTTATCTGTGTAATAGGCACGCGACTGCGGGTCGCTCTGGAGCTGGACGATGTCGCCGTTCGGCTTGGCGAACCAGCGCAGCGGGTAGTTGTAGTTCTGCCCGCGCTTCGGCTGGAACGCCTGACCGAGCGTCTTTTCCTGCATCCGCTCGGTGAAGGTTTCGGTCGCCTGCGGCATTAGCTCGAGCCCTTGACCCACACGCCGAACGCGTCCCGCATTTCTTGATGGCCGTAAATCTCTTCGACCGCGAGCTTCCAGGTGAAGACGTCGATGTCGTAGAAGATGTGCGACTTGGGCGTGCGCTGCATGATCAGCGCAACCGCCTCGCGATGGAACACGGCGTTGTTGGCCTGACCACCCGCCGGCTTGACCAGGTTGGTGGTGATGCCCAGGTTCAGTCCGTACATGTCGCCGAGCATGCCCGACTTGGCCGGCATACCGCCGTTGCCGATGTACAGAGCGTTGCTCCAGCGGTCCAGCGCCAGCTTGGCGACCTTCTCGGCCGGACTCATAAGAAAGAACCGGTCGTTCTGCGGCGCGTCGGCGTTGTCCAGGAACTGCACGGCCGACAGGACGTTGGCGTCTGAGGCCACGGTGCCGAGCGTGCCGACGGTCTGCGAGAAGCCGGCTACGTCCGTGGCGAGGCTGGTGTCAACGTCTTTGGCGAGCGCGTAGCCAAGCTTCTGCTGGTACTCGTTCTGCACGTCGACGATGGATTGCACCTTGACGATGTCTTCGATGCCGAGCGCGGCGTAGCTCCAGATGTTGAGCGTGATCGTGGTCGCCGTCTCAGCGACGGTCTCGTAGACGATCGCGGTGTTTTCGGCCTTGGCGCGCGCGGCCAGGTTGCCGATGCTGGCGACCTTGACGGTTTTGCCCACGCTGGCGTCGTTTTCGAAACCGCGATTGACACTCTTGGCGAACAGCAGATTCGACTCGGTCGCACGCAAGACAGCCTTGGACCAGATGTCCGGCGAGAACACGCCATCAGCAATCGTTTTGTCGACGTATTCCAATGCCCCAGTGGCCATTGGGTTTACCCCCTTCTAGTGTTGTGTGAGGGGGATGCTCCGCGTTGGCCTGTGGCGCACCCCCGGTTTGGGACGGTTGTTCTCGTCGAACAACGCGTCATACTCTGCGAGTGACATTGCGGCGATCTGCTCATCCGTCACTTCGCGGACGCGACCGGGGGTACCTGAGTCACGCTCGGGGACGGGTTCGTCGCCGTTTAGCTCGCTCAACATCGACTTGCGTAGTGCAGACTCGCGCTTGTCCAGCCCGAGCTTGACCGCCCGATCGACGATGAACGCCATGTATTCTGCCACTCCTTCGGCGTGGGTCTTGCCGGCGCCGAATGCCTGTCCTGAAACCTCCTTCTGGATAGCTTCCGGTAACTGCTTCTGGAACAGGACCACGCCGTCCATGAACGGTCCCGCAGCCTGAGCGGCTTGCTGCGACGCGAGTTGTCCTTGCAACTCGCGCTGAGTCATCTCGCCCAGCGTGTAGAGATCGTTGTCGGCGGCGGCCTGGAGCTTGGCTCGCTCCTGCGCTTCGCGTTCCTGCCTGGCTTGCAGCTCGCGCGAGCGACGATCGGCGATCTGGCCGATGAGACCAGACATGACGTCGTCTTTTTCTAGCTGGTCGCGCGGCAGGTTCTTGGCCAGCAGCCGCAACGCCTCGGTCGGGTCCTTGGCGTCGCGCACCTGGTCGAACCAGGCCAGGTCAGGCTGGGCTGGCTGGTCGGACTCGGCGCCATCAGAGACTGGCTCAGCGTCTGATGGCGTCTCGTCCACGGCTGGCGGAGTGGGAGCGCTCTCAGCCGTCTCGCCCGAGCGACCCCTCGTCGAGCGAGTGCGTCGTTCGGGTCCTGGTGCAGCAGTAGGCTGCGGCTCATCGTCGACCAGGTCGGGGTGGACCGACCGCTCCCAATCGCCGGTCGTCACTTCTTCTTCGCTGCCGCCCTCTGTGTCGCGAAGGCTGCCGCGACCGCCTGTTTGACAGGTCGGCCACTCTTAACCATTTCGCGGATGTTGCTCTTGAACGCTGCCTTACTGGTCGACTTCTTGAGCGGCATCAACCACACCTCCACCAATTCGCCATAGCTCCACACCGGGTACACCGTGAGTGGGTCAACGACATGCCAGGTAGGAATCTCATCCACGACGGACTTGGCCTACTGTGTTGGGCGCATTGAACTGCGGCAGCGTGTTCTTGATCTGCGTCAGCGAATCGGTCGGATCGAGACCGTACTTCTCTTGCATCGACTGCAGGATCAGGTTCTGCGTTGTCGGCGTCGACCGCAGGAAGCTGGCCGAGTCGATCTTGTTGGGCGTCGGCGTGGCGTTCAGCCAGGACTCCGCGGTCTGCTGATTCGCCTCGGGCGACTTGATGTCGTCGATCAACTGCTGCAGGTAGCCCATGCCGCCCTGCGTGTTGCCACCCGCCAGGCCCACGCCGGTGACCCGGTTGGGCGCCTGGAAGCCCGCAGTCGGCATGCCCGCCAGCACACGTCCAGCCTGACCGATGACCTGCGCCTGGCGGAACGGATTTGCCTGTAATGTCGCAGCAGCGTTGATCGCGCCCATCTGTTGCGCGTACGCCTGCTGCTGCCCGGCCAGCGTCGTCTGCGGCGTGCCCTGCTGGTTGGGTAGCGGCAACCCACGCTCCTGGTAGGACTGAGTGATGGCCTTGTTGGAGTCGTTGGCCCACTTCTGCATGGCCGCGTTCCAGTCCGAGCCGTTGGACATGTAGTAGGCCTGCTGCGCGCCCTGATCGAGCTGCTGGAAGGTATGCCCTAACAGATCAGTGCCTGGCGCGTAGACCTGCGCTGGCGCCTGGTAGATGCCCGTCTGGCCTGCCTGCGCGACCGCCTGGTTCATCGCCGCGGTATTCAGATTGCTATACGACGTCAGCCCCTGGAGTGTCTGCGTTGGCAACTGCGACGGCGGCGCGCGCTCGAGTTGGATCGCCGTCGTGGCAGGGATGACGTTCATCGTCGACAGGTCGCCGTTCCAGCCCATCGCCCTGGCCTGCGGGATGTTGACGCGCTGCAACTGGCCGGACGGCAGCACGTAGCTGATTTGCGTCGGCCCGTTCTGCTGAGTGTCATACGTGTTCGGATCGAGCCGCACGAACGTACCGGGCATGTACTGCGACTGGCTCGGGGGAGCGTAGAAACCCGTCAGGCCTGCCCCGCCCTGAGCCGCGCTCGTCAGGCCCGCCAGCTCGGCCGACGTCTGGCCGGCATTGACGCCGCTATAGCCAGGGATGTAGCCGATGGCACCGGTTGCCTGACCCGACGCCAGAGTGGCAGCGCCGATCGGCGCGGGATTGCCAGGTCCGAAGTTCTGCCCGTAGAGCTGCGCCACGTTGTTGGCGTAGGTCAGGTTGAACTGGCGGATGGCTTCCTGGACGCCCTGCATATTGCCCGACGCGGTGGCGCTGCCGAGCTGGTCGATGAACGCGGCGAGTTGGGCGCTGGTGATGTCGGCCATCAGACGGTCACCGGTGCCTGGAACTGATTCGGAATGTACGGGATCGCAGACCCAGGTGGTGCCAGCCAGGTCGGGTAGGGTTGCCCCGTCGCCGGGTTGATCGGGTTCCCGGTGGTGCCCAGGCCGTAATTCTGGCCCGGCACCTGTGCCGGCGCGGCCATGCCGGCCATCTGGACCGGCACTGGTGGTGGCGGCGGTGACTGCGCTGGCTGACCATTCGGTCCCAGGATGACGCCGCCAGGACCAACGGTGCGACCAGGTGTCGACGCCGCGTTCGCTGGCTGATTCCACTGCAGGCCAGCGGGGTTGTAACCACCCGTCGTGGTGTCCGGCGCGGTGAACTGCTGATTACGCTGGGCTGGCGGAATGTAGTCCTGACCCGTCTGTTGCTTGTACAGGTCCATCGCGCCGCGCAGCGCCCCGTACGCCTGCTGAGCAGTGGTCGGATCACCCTTGATAGCCGGATTGGCCTGGTTGACCATCGCCGCGGCCGAGTCGTACACCGGCTGACCACCGCCCAGGCCGGTCACCCACTCGCTCAGACCGCCGACCAGGTTGGCGCCCATGCCCGCCGGCGCGGAAGTCATCTTCGAGCCGGCGATGGCACCCACCGCGGTGTTGAAGCCGCTCATGGCGTTGGTGACGCGGTTCTGGAGCAGGCCGGCGCCCGTGGTCGCCGCGTTCTGCGTGGCGGTCAGCACGTCGCTTGCCGCGGTGACGCCCAACTTCTGCCGCTCCGTCTGTGCCTGCTGGGCGTTGATGTCGTTGGTCATCTTCGCGTTGGCGGCGTTGATCAACGCGACGGCTTCGTCCTGCGACATGTCGCCCGCGACGACCTGGCCCGTCAGCGACGTTGCCATCTGCTTCAGGGCCTCGGATGCGGTGATGCGGCCCTTGTTCTCGATCCACTCCCACTTGCCCGTATCTGGATTCCACTGCTGGATCTGGCGCGCGGTCGTCGACTGCGCGCCCTGCGTCGTCTGCGGCGCCTGGTAGTTCGTATTCTTCTGACGCCCGACCTCGACGCCCTGGTCGGTGTACCAGACGAAGTCCTTGAGCGTGGTGCTGTTACCGACCGTCGCCGCTTCCTGAATGTTGGTCGGCAGCGTGTAGGTCCCTGCCTTGGGATCGAAGACGTACGCCTTGTCCTTAATGACGACAGACTGTTTATTCGGGTCAGCGGGATCGAGCTTCTGGATGAGGGTGCTGGTGCCCTTGGCCTTGTCGACCGAGTAGATGCCCTGCGTCGTCTGGACGACCTGGGTGTTATCGGGACCCGCCGAGACGGCGTGCAGCTCGTTGTTGACCGGGTCCCACTGACCGACGATGCCTGACGCGGTATCCCCAGGTGTTCGGTAGATAGGCTTCCAAGTGCTCGGGTCCGAGTCTTTCGAGCCTGTCGGTGCGGTAACGCTGGCGCCGATCTTGTTGTTGGCCGGGTCCCACAGGCCGATGATGCGTGGGTTGGCGCTCTTGTCGTTCGGGTCTTTGATGGGCGTCCAGGTCGACGGATCGGTGGTGATCGTCGGATCGACCTTGAATGGCGCCGTACCAGCGGGCGCGTTCGGGTCACGAACGAAAACCGTCGGCGCGGTCGAGCCCGCGGGTATCGGGTTGAGGTCCTTGTCCAGACGCTCGAGGCCAGCCGCGGGCGTCGCGGTCCGGGCGGTCGACTCCGGCGCGGCACTCTTCGGCAGGCCCTCGACGGGCTTCAGTGCTCCGCCGGGGTCCTTGGGGTCCTTCCCGTAAAAGGTGATCGTCTGGTCGTCGTTGCGAACCTGCGTGATATCCGTCCAGCCGCCGGCTCCCGTGGTCGTCTTGGGCGTGTACTTCGAAACCTCGCCCGTGGGTGCAATCTCGACCGACGTGCCGTCAGCGAAGGAGTACAGGTCGTACGGACCGGGGATCTCGGCGGCGTTGGGGTCCTTGGGATTCTTGACCAGCGGCGTGCTGGGTGTCCCGACCGCGCCCCCGTGCTGAGCGGCGAGTGTCTTGACGAGCGTGTCGCGCTGCGTCGTATCAGGTGGCGCGGCCGCCGGCGTGGGATCCCAGGGCGCTGGGATGTTCGTACCTGGCCACGGCATCAGGCGCACCTCCACGTGAAGTAGACGGGCGCGACGCGTAAGAATCCTACGCGCGGACCGGCGCCGCGCGTTAGAATCTTACGCATGGACACCCCCGAGACAACTGAACCAAAGGTCGCGCGCGTCGCCGTTTCTGTGACGGCCGAGCACATCGAGCATGCAGTCCCAATGGATTCCAGCCACTGCATGATCGCTGATGCCATCAAAGCGGCTGTGCCCAAGGCGAAAGCCGTCAGCGTTGACCTCGCCAGTATCCGCTGGACCGACCCCCGCGCTGGCAAGCGGTATCTATATCTCACGCCGCCTTCGGTCCAGGCAGCGCTCATCCGCTTCGACAATGGACAGAAGCCAACTCCTTTCCGCTTCACACTACGTCAACCTGCACAGATCGCCAACTCTGGGGTTGAGACGACCAGGCGTGGAGGTCGCGTGACGCACGGGGTCGCACACGTTACAGCCGATGACGGGGATCTGCCGACAAAGATGGGTGGCACGTTACCGCCTATTGGCCCACTCACAAACACGGAGAAGACAGGCAGGCATCATGATCGCTTGCCTGACCAGACCAATCTCATGCTCCAGGGCCGCCGTCGTGCGTTTGGCATTCGCAGAATGGGGCGTGTCGCAGAGGAGATCGATGCCACACCGGATTCCGGGCAATGAGCCTGAGTCTGCGGAGAACACTTGAGTACATCCTCACTGTGGCCCTGGTAACCACGGCCATCGTGTTGCCCTTGCTTGCGCTGCGGGCCTCGCTGACGCTGACCGACAGTCCGGTCATGGTCCTGATCGCTGGATTCGCGTTTCCACTGCTCTTCACACTCCTGCTGGGTGTGCCATTTTGGGTGTCATCGCTTTGGCACCGGCGCTCGCTCGCCCGACTGCGCATCTCCGGACGAGCGTGACGGCAGGGGTGCGCGCGTGTCGGGAGACGTAAACCCCCCCCCACCGCCGCCACCGCCGCGGCTATAGCGTGGGTTCAGGCCCACCGCTGCCAGTCCGCCCGCCACAAGCGGATTCATGCCACCCTGCAGGGTCGATTGCAACACCTGCGAGACGCCGATCGGTGCAACGTTTTCCCCGAGCGCAATCGGGCCTGCCTTCGCAATCTGGAAGGGCGGCCTGCCCGCGGCACTCAGCGCGACGTCGATGCCCGCGCCCACCGGTGCCGACAACCGATTGACGACGAAGTTGGTCGGTTGTGTTGCGCGTTTGGTCGGGTCGCTGACTTCGGTATTGGCCAGGTTCAGATACGCCTGGACGTTGCCCGGCAAAATGCCGAAGTGCAGGTAACCGCCGTTGGGATTCTGGACCTCAACCTCGAACTGGTGACCCGGCTGGTTATCCAACGTCGAATGGCCGCTCAGTGCGTAGTTGGCAACCTCCGTGGTGGTCATCATGCCGGCGATGGTCTTAGCCAGGAAGCCGGCGCGCACACCCCGGCCATCCCCGCCGAACATGGCCGAGCCTAGCTGCCGAACGGTCGCCTCGTTCCAGTCGGAGGCTTGCAGCAGCAGTCGCTGCGCGTCGAGGAGCGTCGGGTTACGCCCCATGGCCGCGTAGTTGAGACCGCCGAATCGCTCATTGACGACGGTGGCCGCCTGCTTCGCGTCCAGGCCGCCCTTCTGCAGGGCATCCCAGGCCGTCGCCTTCGCCAGGGGTACCGCGCGGTCCCAGAGCGCCGACTGCAGGATCTCGGGGACCGTCCCGCGCTTGCCGAGTGGCACACCCGCCAGGGCCAAACCCGCGAGTCCACCCTTGGCGGCATTGGCGCGCGCCTCCTCTTCGGTGCCGCCCGTCAGTTTGGTCTCGGTGTAGCCGGCCGCGGCACCACCCGCGCCAGAAACACCACCCGCGACAACTCTGCGCCAGGCCGCGTTGCCGATCTGCGTCCCCACGTCCTCAGGCCGCGCGTGTTCGGCCAGCCCGGTGACGCCCGCTCGGGCCGCGGCGTCGATGGTGTCTGCCATGCTGGCGCGCAGTCCCTGGGCGAAGCTGTTGCTGCCAAAGGCACGCGCGTAGTTGCCGAGCGTCTGTGGCGACGTAAACGCAGCGTTCAACCCTTCGGTCAACGTGTGAAAATTCGACAATGAAAAGAGCGTGCCTTTGGCGGTACCGATGGTCTTCAACACGGCGCTGCCCAACGGGTTGCCCGCGATCTGCGAGATGTCGACGACCGCCTTGATGGGTCCCACGACATCCGGGCTGAACGCGTAGTTAGCCAGGTACGTGTTCGGATCGTCCGCGACGGTACGGAACTCGCGCGGCGCATTGCCGATCGGCGCCGCCTTGCCCTGTGCCTGCAAATCCGCGACCAACTTCTGTGCGGCCTGCTCGCGCAACTCGCCACGGATCTGTTGCACCTCGTCGGCCACCGCAGGAATGTCGAGGCGGGCGCCCGCGGTGCGCATCTGGTTTTCAGCCATCACCCTGGCCGCGTCCGATTGACGGCCGACCATGTTGGCGAAGTCCTTGAGCACGCCACGCGTGTCGGCCGGCAGGTTTTCCGCAGGGCTCAACGCAGAGGCGACCAACTCACCCAAACGTGAAACGGCTCCACCGGGCGCACCGGCGACGCGGGCTAATTGCCTGGTGACATCGCCAGCGGTGACGCCGGCGGCGGCTGACCCAAGCGCGGCACCAGCACCTGCGCCCAACGCAGCACCACCCGCGATGCGCGCACCACGCTCGAGCGGCCCGGCATCTTCGGGCGTACTCGCGTTGCCGGCGACGCCACCTGCTACCCCGCCGCCCAGTGTCGTGGCGAACCGCGCCGAGACCTGACCACCCTGGGTGCCGCTGATCGCGTTGCGCACCTTGTCGAGCGACTCGGGGAAAATGCCTACCGTGGAGTACGGGAGCCGCTCACCGGTATCGGGTCGCAACACCGGATCGCGGTGCGTCGAGACGTCTTTGACGCCATCGAAGCCGGACTGTGCGAGGAGTTCAGCGGCACCGTTCGGGTCATTGGTGACACTCGCGGCTTTGACCGCGGTCCAGACCGTCTGCGGGTCCGTCTTGCCGCCACTGATCAGATCGAAGTGTGTTTGCTCGGTCGGACTCAGCCCTTCGCGCGCCCGTGCGGCCTGTGCCTCCGCAGCCGCACCGGTGGCGTCCATATCGAAAAGCTTCAGGTCGGACGGCACATCAACCGGCCGTACATTGGGCTGCCACCCTGGGTCGCCAACCACCGATGTCGCGTGCGCTGAGGCCGCCTCGGGATTCTCGGTCAGGTAGTAGCCGGTCCCGAAACGTCCACGCGTGGTGTCCAGCCACTCGGGGTCGACCTTCGCGAAGTCGGAGCCGGTGCCGTGGAACATGCGCGTCGCCGCTGGCACGTCACGAACAGCGCTTAGCGGCCCACCAGGCGCGGTGAATCCCCCAGTCTCGGCCGTCACCGGCGTCAGTGCGCGGCGTGTGGCAGCCGTAGGGTCCATCGCCGCGATCTGCTGCTCGAACGCCGTCAACTTGTCGGAATCGGCACCCTTCGCTCGAGCAGCATCCAGCATCGCCTGCAGCAGGTCCGTCGAGCTCTGCGTCACCTGCGCACGGACAGGTGCCAGCTCCGCGGTGCCTGGCATCTTGCGCACCTGGTCGATCGCATCCACGAGCGCCGGCGCGGTCACGTGCGTGTCGTTGACAATCCGAAGGGCCTGCGCGATCTGGAGCGGGTTGGTGCCGGGCTGCAGGATCTCCGCCAGTGCGCGGGCCACGAGCGGTGCCTCGCCAGCAGCCAGCGGAGCGGCCAGGACCGCAGCACCCAGGTTGGTTAGCGTCGTCGACACGGGCGTCAATGGGTTCTCCGCGCTCAGCGCCTGGTTGACTTCGCTCTGTGGTCGACCCGCGCGAATCGTGGTGTTGATCTGCTGCAACTGGTCAGCGATCTCAGTCATGCGCGGGCTGACGCTGTTGTCGCCGCCCATCCTCTGCGTGAGCAACTGGCGGTACTCGTCCTCAAGCCGCGGCCCGCCGGCTGTTGCGTACTTCTGACCGTACACATCCTCGCCCGCAGCCTCGCGTGCCGCGGTGCTGGCAATACTCAACCGGTCGAGCTCGTCGGTCGCGGCCTTCGCGACGGTGCCGAGCGCCGACAGGCCCGTACCTGCAGCCTTCGCCGCCAGGTTGCCGGTCTCGGGGACCTGGACCTGTCCAGCCAGCTCCTGGGCGGTGCGCGCGGGTGCTTCCAGATCGGACACCGTGCCACCCATGGGTAGTGGCAAGTCTCCAGCTACCTTGAGCGCGCGCGGCCCGAGCGTCTCGAGCGTGTCGCCGATCGCGGAGCGGACTTGCGCGACTGACGCATTCGACGGAAGGTTGTCGATCGTGTCTTGGACCTTCTGCCTGATCTGGTCGACACCACCCAGGACAGGTGCCGCGCCCTGGACAGCTTGCTGCACTCCCCCGAGCACTGGCGTGGCAGCCTGCACAGCCTGTTGCGCCGCCTGCTGTACGACCGGCAACGCTTCGGTGCCTGGCTGGTACTCGTTAGCCTGCTCGACCGCGCGAGCCGCGGGCTGGATGACCTGCTGCGCCGCTCCCAACGCGCCCTGGGCCGCACTGCCGAGATCCGATGCCACCTGGCCCACCGCACCGCCA